ATGGTAATCATCAAGAGTTCTTCGATGATTTCCCGTTGCTTGCCTGCACCTTGACTTAAAAATGGCAGGGTGTAAGTGTTCAACGCCACAATGTTGCAGAACATAGTATGCGTCATGCCCAGCACAGCTTCCACTTGCTTTTGAGTCTCGCGGTTTTCACCTTGAGCTTCATCAGTATCAGGACTGTTGACCATTTGATCGTTAACAATAAATCTAAAGAAAGCTGGTTTACGGCCGCGTTCAATGCGATATGTTTGACCATCGCGACTGAACTCCAAACAAACGCTCATGTTTTTGCTGTTGATGCGATTGACCAAGTTGTCTTTTTTGATATTGCTTAGAGCTTGGCCGTACAGTGCATAGCTAATGGCATTTAACAGCGTGGTTTTTCCCACGCCATTACGGTTGCCTTGACCACCCATGTCAAGGTTTTCCCCTAACACCAAAGTAAATCCGCTGCGAGTTAAATCCACTGTTTGTGGAACAGTACCAACACTAAGGAAGTTGCGTATTTCTACATTGTGATATTGCAGCATTATAGACTCTGATAAATTTCCACTAGTTTTTTACAGTCAATAGTTTTGCTTTCAATACTGTTTAAGTGACTGATAACAATAGTGTCAACACTTTGAAAGTCTATTGCTTCATCTTGAAGTTCTGCAACTTCATTACTCACAGCGGTTTGAAACGCCAGTTCATTAACTGGCCAAGCTGCTTGTAATACTTCACGTAGGAAAGTCATGTCAAGATAGTCAGTGTCTTGAGGAATTTGCACTCTTACGTGATTTTGTGGTTGCAAATGACGCTGAGGATCATAAAGAAGATCTTGCAGAGTTAACACACGGTATCGTGGAGCTTGTGGCCATGCAACATAACGTGGCTCATGATTTTTTTGCCAAAACATCATGCCACGATCATCATCCCAAACATCACTGTAGTTGTGGGGAAATGCATTACCAATATAATGCACATTGCCTTGAACTTGTCGTTTGTGAAAGTGACCACTGAAAACGTATTTTTGCTTGGCTAAATGATTGCCATTTAAGTGGCCATGGTCGGGCATTTCCACCATGGCATTCATTTTGAACCTTGGCAGTTCAAAATGACCCCAAATATAGGGAACAGAAATATCAACAACCTTTTTCCATTCATCTCCCACCAGCCAGGGAACAAAAGCATGGTCGCCCACTGTGGTGATTTTATCAATCAAGTGAATGTTATCAAATTCTTGAATGTAAGGTATGCTGTGTATTTCCAGTTTGTCACGGAAATATAAATCATGATTACCAATGATAAAAAATACATCATCAAAAGCGGCACTAAGCAAGCGCAAGCCGGCAACACTGTAGTTCAGCGTGGAAATATTAATGGCACTGCGTACATGATGCCAGTCGCCTAGAAACACACATGTTTTACAACCTTGTTTTTGAGCCTGTTCTATAAACCACAACAAAAACTGTTCGCATTGCATGTTATGCTCGCGACTGTTGTTTTTCATTCCAAAATGCAGATCGGTGAAAGCTGCGATGTTATCAAGTTGGGGGGTGCGATTTGTCATAGCTACTGATAGTAGCTTAGACAGACATGATAATCAAACTTATGTAACAGCTATTCCTGAATATGTGAACACCAATCGCCCAAACTCATATTTGTCTCCTTGACCGTTAATCAGTTTTTTGTGCTATTTCGTTTTCTGTTTGTCTTGTGTAGCTGGGAGTAGATCCGTGCATTATTAACAAGTCATCACGAATGTTTTGGTTTCGTTTTTCAGTATTTAGTATTCGAGTAAATGAATTCTGCACTGCGGACGTATAATATGCAAATGGATTTTCACTGCGACTTTCGTCAAACTGTAGTCCTATCTGACTTAGCTGCAACAAAGCTTGTCCTTGCATTTCTTCATTATATGTATTGCCAGTTAGATAAACTTTTCCATTACGTCGTGCCACAAAGCAACCATATTCTGTTTCTGGACACCATACTTGTCCCTGGTAATATGTTGTTGGTTCGTTAGGATGCATGGCTTTACCACGTCCAGGATGACTTCTACCATTCCGTTTGCCGCCATGTAAGTTTAAACAAGCCCCGGTTGTGTTATTAGCTCGACTACTGAAAACATTTGTGGTAATACATTCTGTTTCTTTACCAAAACTTACATGAGTATGTTTATGACTATTTGTTTTCTTACCTAATAAAGTGCAAAGAGCTTGAAACATGTCTGTTCGTCCTTGATCTTTTTGCACCCAGCTAACACTGGTTTTGCGATTCCATCCATCACCTGCAATTAATGTTTGCAACAGCAGTTCACGTTGATCATTAGTAAGTTCCAGAATAAAACTCATAGGGATGTTTTTATTAGGGAATAAGTTTTCCAAAGTTTTACTATCTGACTTCCAAATTCTAAAGCAAATGTTATTTTTGCGCAGGTTTTCAGTGAAAGTAAAGTTTTGAGTTTCCAGGGCTTTACGGATTTTATCAGCGTTGGCTCCGGGATTTTGATAGATAGCAATGCTTTTTATATTGCCTTGCCTATCATAATCATAGCAGCCTTCTGTTATTATCCAGCCCGCTAATTCTACCAAAGAATCTGCATATTGGCTTACATCATTTCCTTTTTCAGCATTGCCCATGACAACTATTTTATCATTTTCACAAATTTGTTCAATAGGTATTAAGCCACGAGCAGTAACTATTTTATGATTAGGTGTAATCAAACTATCAATGCTCCGACAAGTTACTTTGTGCATCAGACCATCAAAATCACCTCGGTAAATAGATTTGATTTTGCTCCACTTGAGATCTCCTGTTTCGTAACTTAAAATAATATCCGTTTCGTTAATTTCATTAGTGTTTAACCAACCCCTTTGAGTTAGAGCTTGAGTCTGATCATCAACGCAATAGCCCCTCCAGTTGCCTTTTTTACTGTATTTTTCCACAAGTTTCATAAACATCATGGCAAGCTTGGGTGTAATGTAACCATGGTTATTACAAAACTCTCCGTTTTGTAAACCACCACGCCAGTGACTTTTGCCCACACATACCCAACAGTCATTGGTCCAAATAAAATGTTGGAAAGCTGGAAAGTTTATTTTAATATGGCGTTCTGCAACAGTTTTTCCCATTTCGTGTTTGATGGGATGAGGTGGAATATGATCATAAGTCATTAATCTAACCACAACCTGTTCAATATCCAAGCTGTCAGGATCTACTCGATATACAGGATTTTTTTCACCACGAGCTTGCGCTTCTTTACGTAAACGTTGTGATTGCAGTTCAGCTTTGCGTATTTTAGCTTGCTCAAGAGTTTCAAGATTTATCAAGTTTAAATCTTGAGTTATTATATCAAAACTGCTGTAAATATTTTCCAAGTAGCTGCAATAGGTATTTTTGCTAGCGTGGATTTGTTCTAAGAGTTCACGGTTCGTTAAGTATTTGATTTTAATTGCAGCGGTTATAGTCAATATTTGTCTCCAAAATCATCAAGATTATAAACCCGGTATTTGTCAGTGTCAAAATCCCGGTTTTTCGTGCTATAAATATAACAAACCTGGAGTCTTATATTTATGGGCCTAAGAAAATCTTCAAATCAAGCATCTCCGGGGCCTACTCAAGCCCCAGATATACAGCCTGCAGATGCTCCTGATACGTTCGAATCAGATGTATTTAAACCCTTTAATACTTATAGCGAACTAAGCGGGGCAGTTTTAGGCGCACGATTTGCTGAAAGAAGTGTTGGTCGTGAAACACAACGACAGCTAACAGTAACTCAAAATGCATTGCAGGGAATAGATCCCACTAAACTAGAGGATACCACAGCCAACAATGCGGTTTCTGGGCCTAGTGCAACTGATTTGCGTGCTCGTTTACGTGCTAAGCCCAACAGCGTAGCATATAAGTTATTATATGCAGATAATCCTTGGGTTAACTTACAAAACTATGGTGGAATGATTTGGCCATATACACCAAATATTACATACAATCAAGATGTACAGTATGATAGTCTTAACGCTGTTCATACCAATCAAGAAATTTTAGCATATAGTAGAACCAGTGCCCCAACTATCACAGTATCAGGTAGTTTCAGCAGTCAAACTCAGCTAGAAGCCCGATATAATTTAGCCTGCTTGCATTTTCTGCGCTTGATTACAAAAATGAGTTTTGGTGCTAGTGTAAATCCACAACGAGGAACTCCTCCACCTGTGTTATACTTTGATGCGCATGGTGGTGGTATGTTTTTAAACATTCCTGTAGTTGTGAAAAATTTCGCTATTACACTGCCTAATGATCCTGACTATGTTACTGTGACTGCTAGTCCGCAGTCTAAGGTAACAAGGGTGCCTGCAATATTTGATATATCTGTTTCTTTAACAGTGCAACATACCCCGCGCCAACTGAGAGAATGGAGTATTGAAAAGTTCCGCAGTGGTGGATATATAACCAGCGTTTCCATGAAAAAAGCAGGATGGATATGATTAAATCTTTCTATAATAACAACAGCTATTACAAGCTAACACCACAAGTAAATCAATATGTCACGTATTTAGATTACTGGCAGCCTCCAGTTTTAACTACAGGGGCTGACGACGCAGTTATTACTTTGCCTGAAAAATATAAACATCGTCCTGACTTATTAAGTTACGATGCATATGGAACTCCAAGATTGTGGTGGATTTTCGCAGTTTACAACAGTGATACTTTACAGGATCCTATATATGACATGATACCTGGCGTACAGATCTATGTTCCCAGTAATCAAACTCTAGCAGG